TTTATACTACAGGAGACATATATACATCTGGTGCATTGTCAAAAGGATCAGGTTCATTCAAGATTTCTCATCCGCTTCCTGAACTTTCAGAAACACACAATCTCGTTCATTCATTCGTTGAAGCACCAACAGCAGATAACATCTATCGTGGCAAAGTGCAACTAGAAAATGGTCAAGCAACAGTCAATATAGACACTCATGTTGGTATGACCGAAGGAACTTTCTCTGCACTAAATGGAAACATTCAAGTATTCCTACAAAATGATTCAGGTTGGGATTTGGTTCGTGGATCAGTTTCCGACAACATTTTGACAATTATCTCACAGAACCAATCTTCAACAGACACAATTTCTTGGATGGTCATTGGTGAAAGACAAGATCAACACATTCTTGATACACAATGGACTGACGAATTTGGCAGACCAATACTTGAACCATTGAAAGAACCAGAACCAGAACCAGATATTTCATTACCGGAGGTTTTAGATGAAAACGGCTAAATATGCAAATGAACAAAACACTAAAATCATATTGACATATAGTGGAAAATCAACTGAAGTTCCGGTTAATGTTAATAATGCAGTATATAATAAAATTATAAGTGATGGTATTGAAATTGGACCTTATGAACCAGTTGTCACATCAACTATTCCAATTTCAATAACTCGTCGTCAATGTGCAATCGAATTAAGAGAAAGAGGGCTAATAACAGACCAAGAAGCATTAAATATGACAAAATATGGCGATATCCCTTCTATAGTAGAACAGGTATTTGCTCAAATGAGTGCTGATGATAGAATCAAAGCAGAAACAGATTTTGCAGCAAATACTTATATGAGAAGCAATCCACTGTTGATTTTTATCATGACTCAAGCAGGTAGTTCAGAGGAAGAAATTGATCAATTCTTCAAAGATGCTTCAGAAAGGTAATACATGGCTATACCTACCACTAGGCAACAACATATAGACTGGTGTCTTCGTCAACTTGGTCATCCTGTATTAGAAATTAATGTGGATGATGACCAAGTTGATGATGCTGTAGATGCTGCATTACAATACTTTCAGGACTTTCATTTTGATGCTGTTGAAAGATGGTATCTCAAGCATCAAGTCACGGCTGAGGATAAGACTAATCAATATATTCCTATTACAGACAACATTATTGGTGTAACTAGAATATTTCCAGTAGGATCAACAAATGCATCTGTAAATATGTTCGATCTAAGATACCAACTTAGATTACACGAACTATATGACTTCACTTCAACATCATATGTGAATTATGTCCTAACTCAGCAACACATCAGAACACTTGATATGTTGTTCTCCGGTGAGATTCCAATTAGATTTAACAGACATTCCAATAAGTTATATTTGGATTGGGACTGGAATAATGACATTGAAGCCGGTGAATATATTATCATTGAAGGGTATATTATCCTAGATCCAAATAATTACACCGATGTTTGGAACGATAGACTACTAAAAAGACTGACCACTGCATATATCAAAAGACAGTGGGGAAACAATATGAAGAAGTTTCAGGGTATGCAGTTACCCGGTGGAATCCAGATGAATGGACAACAGATTTTCAATGAGGCAATTCAAGAAATTCAAGAGATTGAGCAATTGATTCGTGATACTCATGAAGAACCACCACAATTTTATCTAGGGTGACACACTCGTTTTATATAAATATAATCATAACCATTGTCATAGGAGGTTATGATGGAAAAAGAAGGTTTTATTTATATCTGGTTTGATAAGAAGCGTAAGATGTACTATATTGGTTGCCATTGGGGAACATTAAATGACGGTTATATTTGTTCTTCTAATAGAATGCGTGATGCTTATCGTAGAAGACCTAATGACTTCAAAAGAAGAATCTTGAGCAAAAATATAGAAAAACATAATCTACTATCAGAAGAACATAAATGGTTGTCTTTGATATCAGAAGAAGAATTAGGTAAAAAATACTATAATTTATATACAACCAATACTTCACTAAAACTCGCTTGGGCGGCAAATAAAGGTAGAAAACAACCTGAAGAAGAAAAGGCTAAAAGGGTCAAATCTAACACAGGCAAGAAAAGAACAGAGGAAACCAAACAAAAAATACGAGAATCTTGGTCCGATGAACGAAGAAATAAGGCAAGTGATTTGATTTCTGGAAAAAACAATTATTTCTATGGTAAAAAACTTACTGGTGATAAAAATGGTTTTTATGGAAAGAAGCACGACCCTGAACTCAAAAAGAAAATGAACGCCAAAACAAGTGCTACAATGAAAGGCAAACCACCAAATAATGCTGAGTGGATGAGAGGAACTTTCTGGTGGAACAATGGAAAGATAAATAAAAGAAGTAAAGATTGTCCTGGTAAGGATTGGACAAAAGGAAAAGTAAAAGGATAATCAATTGGCGGTTTCTCATTATTTTCACAACTACGCAGCAACAAAGATTAATGAAATCAGACTCTATGAGGATGTTCTTGTAGAGTCTATCAAGATTATGGGACACGATGTTTTTTATCTACCAAGAGAAGATTTTGATGAAAACGATCCTATCTTTGGTGAAAACATTCACTCAAGATTTGAGCGTGCTTATCAAATGGAAATGTATCTGGCGAATGTTGAAGGTTGGGAAGGTGATGGTGATTTCTTCTCCAAGTTTGGACTTGAGATTCGTGATAACACAAACATCATTTTAGCCAAAAGAACTTTTGATAAGTATATGCCAACAACAGTAACTAAAAGACCAAGAGAAGGTGATCTTCTCTTTGTTCCTGTTATGAATAAAATATTTGAAATCAAGTATGTTGAAGAAGAGCTACTATTCTTCACCAGAGGATATCCATATCCATATATCTACGAATTAAGATGTGAAGCCTTCCGTTATGCCAATGAGACAATTGCTACTGGTGTTGAAAGAATAGATGAGATCGAAAAGCAGTCATCATATAACATTGAACTTGTTGTTAATGGTGAAGGTGATTATCACATAGATGAAATCGTGTATCAAGGTGCAAATCTTGCTTATGCAGTCTCCGAAGCCAAAGTTTCCGATTGGAATGGTATAGACAATAAACTGTATCTATACGCAACAAATGGAACCTTTGAAGCATCAAAAGGTAATGTTATAGGCGTATCATCAAATACATCTATGTCTATTAGTACCGTTGATACTATGGGAGATCATGTATATTATGATCTATTCAATAACAAAGACATTCAATCTGAAGCCAATAATTATATTGACTTGAGTGAGCGAAATCCATTTGGCGAACCTTGAAACGGCCGGTTTTATAAGTAACACCAATTACAGGAGTCTGTGTCACGTTAAGTAACGCACATTTTTATTACAAACTACTTAGAAAATATGTAATCATCATGGGTAATATGTTTGATAACATTACCCTTGTTAGATACGACGCTTCTGATGTAGAAACCAAGAGAATTAAAGTTCCTTTGATATATGGTCCCAAAGATAAGTTTGTAACCAGAATTGAAACTGATCCAGACCTCTTAAAAGATGTTGGATTGATACTACCAAGAATGTCATTTGAACTGACTAATTTCTCATATGATGCTTCTAGGAAACAGAACTCTCTACTAAGAGTTGCTAAAGGTGATAATGCATCAAGAGTATCATCAGGTTATATGGGCGTTCCATATGATTTCAACTTTGAACTGAATATCTATGCCAAGACAATTGATGATGGTAATCATATCATGGAGCAGATATTACCATACTTCAATCCAGATTATACAGTTACTATTACACCAGTTGCCGAACTTGGTTTTCTCAAAGATATACCAATCATATTGAATAATGTGACACAGAACATTCAGTATGAGGGTAATTATGATTCTGTAAGATATGTATATTTTACGCTGACTTTTACACTCAAGGGATATTTCTTTGGACCAATTTCTACACCAAAGATTATTCGCAAAGCAATTGCCAATATCTTTAATGACCCATCACTTGTTCGTGGTAATGTGATTAGAATGAACCTTGCTAATACTGGCAACGGTATGTTTAAGACAGGTGATATAATCTATCAAGGTAATACATATGAAACTGCAACGGCATACGGCTTTGTGAATGAATGGAGCAATACTAACTATAGACTTGTTGTTGGTGGTGCTCAAGGAAATTTCAATGTGAATAATACAATTCGTGCAGTAACTACGAATGCTAATTATGTGATAGCATCATTTGACGCTACACCACTAAAACTTGTCAAGATTACTGTAGAGCCCGATCCAATTGATGCTGAACCAGAAGATGATTATGGATACTCTACAACAATTGAAGAATATCCAAATATAGCGAGTGATGAATAATGAATAAAAAATTAACAGATGCCTTGGGTATTGAACCAGTAGCACCAAAGCAGGAAATACTTGAACCTGTGCGACAGGAAATACTTGAACCTACACAGACAAATGATGCTGAAGCAGATTACAACTTAGCCAGACAAACTTTTAGAAACTTAATTCAACAAGGTAATCTGGCAATGGAAGATATGAAGGAGTTGGCAAGACAGAGTGAAAGTCCTCGGGCATACGAAGTATTTGCGACAATGATGAAAACAATTTCAGAAACAACCAAAGATTTATATGCTCTACAAAAGACTACCAAAGAATTAAAAGAAGTGAGTAATAAGACACCTCAAGGTGATATTACAGTAGAAAAGGCAGTCTTCTGCGGAACTACTGCCGACTTATTGAAAATGATAAAGTCGAAAGAAGATAAATAAAATATGGCCCGCGAGATTGCCGTCTCCGACCATTCTAACACCTATACTGGAGGTATCAGCATGATTATTTATCAATCAACATTAGAATATTATGTATATGCTTATATTAGAGAAGACTATACACCATATTATATAGGTAAAGGTAAAGGCAAGCGAGCATGGTCTAGTCATAATTCTCAAAAAATAAGAAGACCGAAAAATAAAAATCACATTATTATCGTTGAGGAAAATTTAACTGAAATAGGAGCATTAGCACTAGAGAGAAGGTTGATACGATGGTATGGGCGTAAAGATAATGGAACAGGTATTTTAAGAAATAGAACTGATGGTGGCGACGGGATATCTGGATTTAAATTTAATGAAAATCAGTTGAAAAAAATAAGCGATGGGCACAAAGGACAGATTCCTTGGAACAAGGGAAAGAAAGGTCTTCAAATAGCATGGAACAAAGGCAAAAAATATTCTGAAGATACTAAGAAAAAAATATCAGAGAGTAAAAGAAATCCCAGTATAGAAACAAGAAGAAAACTCTCAGAGGCAAACTTAGGCAAAAAATATTCTAAAGAAGTAAATTCGAAAAAAGGAAATTATTTTAGAGGAAAATTAAGACCCGAACATTCGGAAAAAATGAGAGAATATTGGAAGAAAATCAAGGAAGAAAAATGAAAACATTCAAGCAATACTTAGAAGAAGCAGGTAAAGGCCCACCAAAATATATGAAAGTTAAATCAGGTTCTGGTACACATGCCGTAGTAAGACCAAACGGGACAGAAGTAAGTTATGTTCATAATCCCAAACCAACTGAAGTGAAAAAAAGTGGAAAAGTTGAGGTAGGTAATGAAGAAGATACTGAAAACATAGAAAATTTGAAATCTAAGAGAGGTGAAATAACAAGACATTCTGCATGGATTCATCCAAACGGAGTTGTCGTATTCAAGGGCGAAAAAATATCTCATGGTGGAATAAGAAAATTGATTAACGACCAGAAACCCGAGCATTCTATACCTGAAGATGCTATTCCTGCCACAATTCATAAGCCACCAAGTAATGAATCCCATAAACCTACGGTAATAACACCGCATAGAGAAATTAGTAATGATGAGAAAAGAATGATATTGGACCATCCTCATCTAAAAATATTTGGAAATTTTGATGTGAAAAAGGAAGATTAATGAAATCATTCAAAGAGTTTCTAAACAAACCAGTATCTTCGGTTGATGAATTAGCCAAGAAACATAATGTTGATGTAAAACAAATCAAAAAGCAGCTTGAAATGGGAATTAAGGTAGAAGGAGAACATTCTACCAATGAAAAGGTTGCTCGTAGAATTGCCCTTGCTCATATCGGTGAAGACCCTAAGTATTATAATAAACTAAATACTATAGAACGTAAAAAATAAAGGTAAAAAATGACAAAAGAAATTATCAACATAGGCACAATTGCTAATGATGGCACTGGTGATCCTTTAAGAACAAGTTTCACAAAAATAAATAGTAACTTTAGTGAATTGTTTGCTAATGGTGATAATGTTGCAGCAGTTTCTTCCTCAGCATATGATAAAGCCAATGCTGCTAATTTGTTAGCATATAATACTGGTGCTGGTGCTAATAGTTACCTATTATCAGTTATAGAAGGTGCTAATACAGCAGTAGGAACTGGTGCTAATAGTTACCTATTATCAGTTATAGAAGGTGCTAATACAGCAGTAGGAACTGGTGCTAATTCATTTGCTTCTGCTACTATTGCTGGTGCTAATGTAATTTCAATTGCTGCATTCAATAAAGCAAATTCTGGTTTTGGAATTATTAATATTGATGATTATGGTGCTATTGGAGATAATTCAACAAATAACACAACTATTATACAAAATGCAATAAATGATGCTATTTCAAACAACAAAAATTTATATATTCCATCGGGAATATTCCTAGTGTCTTCATTAAATATTAATGGAAGTCTGCAAATATTAGGAACATCAAGAGAAAAATCAATAATCAAGGCTATAGATAATCTTGCAATATCCAATAAATTGATTAATATTACTGGTACTGCAACAAAAGTCAAATTCGATAATATTGGTTTTGATGGCAACGAACAGAATCAAGTTGCCAATACGCAACTTGATTCTATATATATCACAGCAACAGGTGTCTCAAACAGTAATGCAGCACATATTATAGTAGATAATTGTCTTTTTGTAAATTCTGGACATCATGCAATATATTATAATTCTAACGCAACATCAAATGTATCTAATACTAAAGAAATATTATTTGTAACAAAGTCTAAATTTGTTGATGGAAGAGATAGTTTCGAATATTCATCTAATGATTATAGTGCTGGCGATATTCTCATAGGAAATCAATTAGACGCATGTATAGAAAATAATGATTTTACAAACACATATCCACCCTCCGCAACATCTAATGGTAGATATGCTATTGCAAGTTTAGCATCCCAAACCAATACAGTATATCCAGCACAAGTTCAAGTATTAAATAATAGATTTGAATATAGAGGATGTGGTGTAACACAAGGTATTGGAGCCATCGATCTTTATATGTGGACAGATAATTCCATTATTACTGGTAATATTATAAAAAATTCTAAATGGGTAGCAATTAAAAATAAACAACACGGAAAAAATTTAATAATTTCTGAGAATATCATAGATGGTAAATCATATGTGTATAGAGGATATAGTGAAAATGATGTACTAGCGGCAATATCCATTAATGGTGCCATATATCCAAGCGGGACTACAGATTATGCAGAAGGGTCTATTATAGTATGTGACAATATAATATCTAATTTAAATAATGCAAATGTGGGTATAGCAGTTGATGGTTCAAAATCTGGATATGTAGGATCAGTATATGCTAGACCCGTTGAGATTAGAGGTAATTATATTCATAATTGCGATTCTATAGAAAAACATATAGAAATATCATATTGTGAAGATGCAAATATTATAGATAATAGATTAATTGGAGGCGAATTAGGAATTTCAGTTGTTGGCAGTAACGGGTTCTGTAAAATACAAAACAATTCTTTACAAAATCAAACAAACTATTCTATGTATATTGATAATAATAAAACCACAAATGATATAACATCGTTAGATGTG